GCGCATATATGCGTCGCTTTCGTTGAAGGTAAGACCTTACATAATTAACAATAATTTCATTTTGGCTAACGATTTTTGCTTCTAAAGCAAATTTTGTTTAAAAAACTTATTTGCTTTCTAAGCTGATTTCATTAAACCATCATGAGTTGTTGTTGATCCATGCAAATCTTTCTTTCACTTCTGCCGTTAATTGGTGATTAACCATCACCTGGTAGTCGTTACTCACTTCAAAAAGCGTGATATTGGCTCATCTCCAACCGCTTCTCTTTTGAGTTTTATGGATGCGATTTTACTTTGTAGGAGTAATAGTTTGTGCTTTACCAATTTAATGCGTAATGCACCTGATCACACTCAGTTTGTGTGACAGATCCTGGCTGGATCCAGGACTAAGTTCTAAAGGAGTTTTCGGATTAACTCGACGATTACTTAGTATTAGGGCTCCCTTTGTGTTGCCTAGACAAAAACACCGAAACATATGAATCATGACCGCTACAGAAAAGTCGAGAGCTGTGCTTGAGGTGGCCTGTGCAGAAACCCCACAATCTATCGGTTTCCACCGCCATACTCATGATACGGCCAGTAATGATGATCGGGTTTTGAGTGTTCCAGCACTTGATTCCGGCAATGCTACTGGACCCTGTTGCAACGCTAGTTTGCTTCAGAGTGATTTAAACGTAGACAATAATATTCGTATGCAGGCTGGTCCCGATATTAGTTGGACCCCTGAGATGGATCGTGCCATCGTCACTTATATGACTGAGAACGTTTCGCGCTCTGCGGCGTTACCAGACATTTTATCACCTTTTTCAGCTTATCAGTTGCTGAGGCGTTGGCGTGAGCTCGATACTACTAACGTCTTGCCATCGAATTTTGGTGGCACTTGGACTGACGGATCTTATACTGACACTGACTCGACGCGTAGTTCGTACGTCGATTCGCACCCGTGGGCTTTTATGGCCAAAGATTTTTTGAACGGGCTTGCTGATGTCTTGGATTCGGCACCATATTTTTGGACTATTACTGTGTTCAAGATCTATAAAGCTAGGAATGATCCTGTTGCTAAGATGATAGTACTCAGTGATATTCTAGCTAGGCACGTGAGCATGATTCGCTCGTTTGCCGAGAAACAATTACCCGAAGGGCACGTTGCTGAGACTACGTTACTACTTGATCAAGTCGCTGCCAGTTTGGCTGATTTGACTGATGAGCAAATTAGCGAGTATGGAGGGCATGTGTCTACGGATGAGTTTGCAGTTGAGCTTCAGGCTGGTGTGGATTTTTTCGAACATTTTAATACCTTTAGCAACGCTTATGCTGCTGTTACGGCCATCTATAAATATATGTCAGACCGAAACGTGGTTTATCCACTTATTAAGCTGTTGGTGGCTGGCAGTCTTTTTGCTTTTGGTAGTCACATTGGAGATTCAGAAGTTTTCACCAGTGAGAATATTAAGGCCGCAACCAATACCGTTTTTGGTTTTTTCCGTACAGGAACCATTGGTGCGTTTATGCAGGTCTTTGATTCTATTAGCACGCTGCTTACCACCTGGATTCAGTCTGATGGTTCCTCATCGCTTACCCAACATTTGCAGAGGACTAACAAAGCTGAGCATTATTATCAACTTGGAGTTAAATTGTTGAAGCTCCAGCCTACTTATGCGACTGAGAGAGTGGCAGCCCAAAAGGCTTACTTGACCGAGGTTTATGACTTCACCCAGTATTGTGTTGAACATTTGGGTGCTGGCATCCACGTTAAGGATCCTTGGCGGGCGGCTTATTCCATTATATCTGATCGCAACCGTATCACCTGGTTTCAAACCACTTGGCGCCAGTTGGATGCTTTCTACACCATTGAAATTAGTAGGAGCATACGTATGCAGCCTTGTGTTTTCTTCTTTGAGTCTGGTTCGTCCATAGGGAAGACCACGCTTCAGAGGATCGTAAATCAGATGATATTGACGCGGCACCTAGACATCGCACCCCATGAGATCGATGGTCTTACTTTTCCCTGGCCATCTGACGAGCCTACGTTCGCTAGTGGGGCGAAAAATTCTACGATCACAGTCATATTTGATGATATTGGTGCTCTTCGGTTTGACGTTACTAAGTCTACCGGTGGTGACCCATTTGTCAAGAGGCTTCTTGGTCTCCTCAATATGTTCCCTTATGGCCCTGATCAAGCTGCTTTGGAGCTGAAAGGTAAAATTTTCCTCGCTCCGGAGCTTGTCATCATGTCCACTAACAACCAAAAGTTGGACCTCAATTTGATCTATAATGAGCCCGCTGCTGTTCAGCGGCGTATTGGCGACGTGATACATGTCACCGTTGCTCCAGAGTTTGCCAAGGACACCATGACGCTCAACGATAAGAAGCTGAATGATTGGTGCACGGCTAATGAGGGCCAGGTTCCCGATGCTTGGAGATTCCGGATTGAGCAGTTTCAGGCTGATAATAGGGATTATAACAGGAACGGTAAAGGTATTAAGACCGTCACTTCTTGGTTGCCACCTCAAGATGAGCCCATGATGGATACGCCCACGTTTTTAAGGTGGGCTAGCAACAAATTCGCTGCACACAAGGCACTACACACAAGCATATTGGATACACTAAATGTACCTTTCGATTTCGGGCCCATTTTAGATGATGTTCCTGTTGGTGTTGTGGTCGGTGGTGAGGTGCGAGATGTTGGTCCCAATGATGAGCCAGGGATTATTGAGCCCCAATCGGGGTTTGATAAGTGGAACATGAAGGTTCCTCGCTTTATGGCGTCGACAACTTCAATTCCGGATCAATATAACATTACTTTACCTGGAGACAGCGCTGACGATGTTTCGCGTGTTAATCCGTGGTTCCTCCTAACCTTTTTGTGGGCGTTCATATTATTGTGTCTGCATCTCCCGGCTTTCATTTGGTCCATGCGTCGTCGTGTGCTTGATTGGTATGATGGCTTATTGCCAGTTCGCGTTATGCGTGGCATACAAGCTGGGCGTTTGCTGGTGAATGATTGCCAGAACAGGAGGCGTAGGGCCATTGAATGGCTTGATAATAATAAGCGCACGATAGCTTTGCTCACTACCGTGGTTGGAGCGGGTGCTCTCGCGACTTATTTTCTTCGCAATCGTAAGAAGGAGGAACAAGATCATCAAGTCGGCGGTGAGCAACAAAACCCTCGTAAGGGTTTTACCGTCCACACCACGCCTAATGACAGAATTAGTCGCTGGGAGACAATGGGTTCTAGCATTGACAAAGCGTCGATGTATGGCCTTTCTCAACAAAGCCTTTCAGCGAATGGTACTAACGTGGTGAGTATCACCGCCAATAATATGGTTAACATCACTTTGAGCTGCAGTGTCAGTTCTTATAAGTGTGCTGGCATTATTGTGGGTGGTAGGCGCTTGCTGATGAACCGCCATAGCTTGCCTCAATTTTGCAAGCAACGTTCTGGTGACGCAAAGTGGGCTCAATACACTATGACTGTACACGATGCTGGCTATAATAACCATAACCAAGGTGCTAAAGATGTCGTTGTTCGCCATGATCAAATCAGAGGCAATTATTGCCCTGGTAGGGATTTGGCTGGCATAATGCTTCCGATGGATTGCAGGCCACACCGTGACATTACCGCATTTTTCCCGAAAGTGCCCACGGCTTTGTGGACTAAAGATTTCGTTTACACGAAGTCCATTATGCCGCCCGGCACCAAGGTTGCTTTCGGTAAGAAGGTTCCCGTAGGCGTCAATATTGCTCCTTATGGTTTGGTAATTCCCGGCGATGCTAGTGGTGCACATTTTACCACTTCGCCTTTAGGCAGGCCTCGTAGAATCACTTTGGACACGCCAGATGATATCGATCTTCCAGTTATGTGTTATCAGGTTAAGACGCCTGAAGTTTTAACATATGCTGGGGATTGTGGATCTCCTCATTTTCTTTCTGGAAAGATGGATAACATTGCGGCCATTGGCGGTATGCATCTCGGACAACTTATTGAGGATAAGACCATTAAGGTGGTCATCCCAATTTATTGGTCAGACATCGTGGCCTTGTTCGATGACTTCGATGAGCCATTGATGGCTGAGGCTGGGCCAATTATGAGTGATACTGATCTTCAGAGCGGGCTCGGCACTCAGAGCTTTGCCACACGCACTTACGAGTTGCAGCAAGGCGATGTTAAAGTCGACATAAGGCTCCACAACAGTCCGATTTTGTCTACCGATACCCGTTGGGCGCAAAACACCATAGAGTATATGAGGAAGGAGATGGGCGTTGAAGTTAATCCAGGATCCTTTGCCGTCGTCGGTTATGACACGGGCGCTGGTAACTTGGCCTCAGATATTCAGAAGTCCCCAATGTACGATGCTATTTATAACATGGATCCAGAGGGGCTTCCCGATAATTTGGAGTGCGACAAGTTCATTAACAACTTGCCGAGGGCCCAGCGGAATCGTGATGCTGCAGCTGGCATAGCTGCCATCATGTCCCATAAGGACCACGATCCTATTTTGGCGGCTGAATTTCAAGATGCAGCTGAGTCTTATTTCGACTCTATTGTCACCTTTGATGATAAAGGTGGCAATTGCATCTTTAAACACGTTCACCCAGTGGATGTTGACGTTGCCATAAACGGTTCGCACTTTATTGGAGACGAGAAACTCCTCAAGAATCATAAGGGCATGGAGGCTATGACCATGAACACTAGTCCCGGACACCCGTGGGTCATTATGTCCCCCGATAATGTTCAAGACGGCGTTCAGAGGGTTGGTAAATATCCATGGTTTAATTGTACGTACGGGCCTGACGGTTCACGACGCTACACCATGGGCCCCCAGCTTTTGGCTTCATATACGGAACTTTTATCCCTCCTTAAGAAAGATCACAAGACTAAGGTCAAATTCGTGACGGCTTGTAAGGATGAAGTTAAAAAGAGGACGAAACCCACCCGTTTGATTATGGTAGGACCCCAGTGCATGACAATCGTGTGTAGGGAGTTCTTGATAACTATATGCCGGGTGATGCAACTCAACCCTTTTGTGTTTGGCGCTGTCGTCGGCCTGGACGCTACATGTGTTCAATGGGACCAGGTGCACAATTTCATTTGCGGCGTGCCCGGTTCGGAGAGACACACTTTCGATGGAGACTATAAGGATTTTGACAAGAGCCTTTTCCAGGAAGTGACGGACGGTGTCAAATGGGTCATCATGTCCATATGCAAGCGCAGCGGGAACTATGACAACGATCAATTATTCGTCATTGAGTCTATATTGTGCTGCCTTTTGTCGCCTGTTGTCGATGTTTTTGGCGTCGTATATTGGTTCCGTTCTTTTAACACCAGCGGGAATTCACTCACCACGCAAATTAATTGCATTGCTAACATGCTCTTTATTTGGGTTGTTTGGACCCGTCGGATGAAGAAAGACATGGGAGATGCATATGATGAGAAGCTTAGCCGCGAGATGTTTAACAGATTGGTCCATGTCGTCACTTATGGTGATGATCATTTGGTTGGCGTCACCTATCCAGACATGCTCAATTGTCGCATTATGGAAGAGGAACTTTCTCAATTCATCACTTATACTGATGCGCATAAGAATTCCGGTGCCAATATTGCAGAATTCACGCCCCATGACAAGCTCATTTTCTTGGGCAGGTCTATGGTTAAAGATTCTTCAGGCTCTTATAGACCACCGCTCGAATTCAAACGCCTAGCCAAGACGTGCCTTTATTACAGAAAACGCGCTGGCATGCAGTATGAGCACATGATTCCGGATTTGTTTAGGGGCATCCTCCTAGAGGTCCATTTCCATGGTGAGAATGTTTACAACCTGTTTTACGAGCGTTTGATCACCATCATGTGTGAACATTACGTGATGCAACGTAGTGACTTGGAGAACACTTTCTTCTTGGACACCTCTGGCAAGCTTTTAACTTATGATTATTTCCGCCAATGGTGGATTGAGAAGAAGGACAGAGGCTACCTTGATGACCCGAAATACGAGATGGCCGTGCACCCCGACCCGAATGAGGATCGGGAATTGCACGATCGGTACTTGGCGCTTAAGGCGCTCAGTACTTCTAGGACTTAAGTGGCTTGGGTGCCACAACAAGAGGTTTTTCCGGCTTTCCTTGATAAACCGGTTGTGTATGCATATTCCACGTTTATACACATTTACATGTATATATATACATAAATTCACATATATATTTGGTTTTTGCAGGGTTTTTCCTACTGATGCTTTTCCGGGAATAAAACCTGACCCGACTCTGCAACCCACGTGCAAGGTGGTGTGTGATCTTAGTCGGTGCCGTTGCATGTTGTTTCTAACATGCTAAGTATGCTCATGTCGGAGTCTATGCTTAGGATTGACGGTCCACGCTGATTGGCTAAGAGCCCGCCCCGACAATATAGGCGTAATGTCGGAGTGTATTTCGCCTGCGAACACAAATAATGATAATTCCACCAGTGGCTTGCTCACTGAATTTTTCGATGGTGCTCATCCTAATGATGTTTGTGATGCACCGAAGATTGCTGATGAATCCTTTTCAGAAGGGTACACTCCTGGCCTTACTCTGGGGGAGTGGTTTTCCCGACCTGTTAAGATAAAGACTTTGACTTGGTCAGCAAATCAGTTTTTAGGTGACTCTTTCAATCCGTGGTATGATTATTTTAATCACCCTGAGATTAAGGTTAAGCTTAAAGGCTATTCTAGGTTGCAGGCTAATCTGCACCTTAAGTTGATCGTCAATGCTTCTCCTTACCATTATGGTGTTGGAATCATGTCTTACAAGCCAATGTCTGGCAACGGCCTGAATGGCGCTGGCAACTTTGATTTTTCTGCTGGCACTACTTCGGATAAACTTATAGTCGATTCTGGCACGTACACTGGTGGTGATGTATCTGCATCTCTTATGGTGCGAACATGTAGGCCACACGCCAAGTTTTATGCCGAATCGTCTAAGGGTTGTGAAATGCAGCTTCCTTTCTGCTATTATCAGAACTGGATTAATTTGGACACTGACTTGTCCGAACTTAAACAGATGGGTAACATTAACATTTACACACCAACCGTGCTTAGAGATTCCAGTGGTTATGGCAATAGCGTTGTCGTCACCATATATGCTTGGTGCGACGACCATAAGGTTGGCGGCCCATCTTATGTCATGCAATCTGGAAAAGATGAGTATGATCTTCAGGCTGGCAACGATGAATACCAAGATAGGCCAGTTTCGACTGCTATGTCAGCCATGTCCAAAGCTGCCGCTGCTTTATCCATAATACCGGTGATAAAACCTTACGCTATGGCCACATCTAAAGTTATGGCTGGTGCCTCTACCTTGGCTAGATGGTTTGGTTTTTCTAATCCACCAGTAATTAAGGATGTTCCCGCTCTTTTGCCGAACTATATGCCCAATTTCGCATCTCCGGAGATAAGTACACAGCATGATAAGTTGTCGCTTGATCCGAAAAATGAAGTCACTGTTGACTCTCGGACTGTTGGGTTGGATGGGGTCGATCACATGGCCATATCCCACATTATTGGGCGTTATGTTGACTATGCCGTGCTTTCTTGGGGCAGTACTATGCCCGCTGAATATCCGTTGTTGGTCCAGAACGTCACCCCTATGGTTGCTACTACCGTTCCTTATTTTGGCCAAAAGACCAACTTAGAAGCCTCAGCAATACAGATGACTCCATCTGCTCAAGTTGGGATGGCATTTCAGTTTTGGTCTGGTAAGATCACTTACAAGTTTACTGTGGTTGCTTCACAATTTCACCGCGGTCGCTTGATGATTTCTTATGAGCCTGATGGGGTGCTGTATAACTATACGTCCGATTCCTACACTGGCCCTAGGACCATCAATAAGATTTGGGACATTTCCACAGATCCCACTTTTGAGTTTGAAGTTCCTTGGATGGCACCAATCTCCATGCTTCGCACTATGGGTGCTACTGGAATGGGTTGGTACGCTGCCACTAATCTTCTCGCTGATGCTGCTGGGAATACGTGGCAGGCTAATCCAGGCGATTTTCCTGTTCAAGTGCTGTACAAGGATGCACTTTACAATGGAACAATTACCGTTTCAATACTCAATCCCCTCACGTCTAATGATCCTAATTATGAGGCTTCGATCATATGTGCTCTTAATTGTGCGGAAGTAGAGTATTTTTCTCCCTTGGAGATGGAATGGCCTTTTTCCTTGTATGAGTTACAGAGTGGCGATGATCTCGCTAATGCGCCTGATGAGGAAGTTGTCCATGCAGAAGCCCCGGAACTCGTAGACGAGCCAACTAAGCACACCATTTATGTTGGTGAGATAGTCCGTTCTATAAGGCAGCTCATTCACAGGACTTCGTTCTATTCAAGGTTTCCCACCGTGACCCCAGAACAAGAGCCCATCGAACAGTATTTGAGCATGCCGACGATTGGCCCATCTAGCGCCGGAGGTGGTGGCTATGGTAGCGTTAGTTCATACGGTGGTTCGATTTATTTGCCAAACGTTCCATACGTGACGGGTAGTCTGCCAGTACCAGTTACTGATAGTTATCCAAACACTGGAGTTTTGATTCTGAATGGTGCCACGACTGATGACGGTGTCATTTTGAATCAGAACACCAAAATCATGACTCCAACAGCATTTTTCCTATCGTCATACGTTGGTTGGCGTGGTAGTGCTTGTTACACTGCTAGGGCTAATGAGGCAAGAACTACATCGACTGGTAGGTTTGCTTCTTTGTCAATATCACGTGTCGCTAATAGCATCACCACTTATCTAACCAAGACTTCAGTCTGGAATCCGGTGATTTGGTTTACCAACCCCATTCTTAGTACTACCCTTCCCATAACTAACCGTTATTTGGGTTATCAGAGTATTGCGTATGCCAATGCTTGCATCAGGAGGTTTTCTACGGGGCTTTCCGGTTTGGCCGCCACCAATCCAAAGACAGTCGATGTGGTAAATGCCGTGATTCCATATTATAGCAATTATAGGATGCTACCAGCGAATCCGATTGCGAATTACTATACCGCTAACAAGCCAGAGGATTTGCCTTGGAATAAGAATAGCGCTCCACGTCAGTACCCTGGCACAAATGAAGTAATCCAGTGTGCTAGGATTGATTACGACGTGACTGATACCGCAACGCCTAATATGACCGCCCTTGACAATTATCCCACGATAGACGTCTATCACAAGGCTGGGGTTGACTTCACCATGTTTTGGTATTTGAACCCGCCATCCATTCATGTGTACAAATACCGCGAGAGCGGATACCCTCGTGGTTGGTTTTGAGTACACGTTTGACAGTCTTTTAAGCGGTCAATCAGCATACATATACACACATGCACGCGTACGCGCACATACATATATATATAACGACATTCACAGTTATGTGAAAGTTGTTCCCATTATGCTTATTACATAATTACATACTTTTAAGTGAAAAATGGGGAGAAACCCGCCGAGGAACCGGTAGGGTGTTACTTTTCTTATGTTATATAAGAAGGTGATCAGGTAACACCCTTGGGTGTTTCCAATTTAGTTGTCCAAAC